TGTCCACTCATTTTCAACGTCAAAAGGCGTAACGTCTGCTACAACGCCATACGGTTTCTGAGTTATTTGAGTGTATTCGCTCATTAGTTAAACAATCCGTAACCATAAAGTTGTCTTATCGCCGCTATTACTGCCACCGACATTACCCATAGCCTTCCATGTACCGCCTGCGGGTACTGCTGTGCGAAAATTACCACTCGCATTCGCATAGAATAGATTTGAGCCTGTAGAGCCAACATTTTCACCCGGCCCCTTTGTGCCATTAAAGTAAATCATTGCATAAGTACCTATACCACCCGGAGTTGATACAGCAATCTCCGCTTGAACGGCAAACGGAGCCATATGAGCCGCATCGACTTCGTCTAATGTTGCTAATTGACCTTGGTTTGTTATTACACTTGCTGTGGTTGCGGTGGTTGCTGTATCGGCGTTACCAATTATATTGCCGTTGAATCCTGTTTGAACGCCTGTGTAAATCGCATTATCAATAATCTTATTAGTCAGTGTGTCAGCACTATCAGCACTGATTGACGCGTTAAGCTCTGCCGCTGTCTTAGTCACTGCTAATTGGCCAAGGTTAGGGAATGAACCTGTTACCGCTGACTTAACGCCGCGAGTCTGCTCTGCTTGTTGAGCCAACATATCTGGATTGTTATCAGGCCAACTAAGGTCAAAATCATCAATGAACTCAAATTTATTTTCTACAGACATACAGCCCTCACACTAGGGGTAACATACGTCCCTTTAGTTTTATTAATAGAATCAAGTTGAGTGTCGAATAATCCCGCCCACTTACTTGCATTAGCCTCATCTTGTAAATAACTAAACCCGTTAAACAACATAGCTGTTAGATATAACATTGGATACCTGTCTAATACGTCATTAGTTGCATTAGCGGTCAATGTTGGCACCTGTGCAAAGTAGGTAATCTCCCCATTCATCGGGTTAGCCGGATCTATATCAATATTGAACTCGATACTACCGCCGTGGATAGCATAAGCCACCAAGGCTGAAGCATTACGCAGTAAATCTAGTTGGGTCAGTGATACATTAGACATCGGATACTTGCCTACTGGTCTATCAGCAATCTTTATATTACGTGCCGCTATGTAGTCATCTGGTAATTCAAAGAACCTATCGTTAAACACAACATCAATGGTCGTCTGGTTTTCTTGTGATTTTAACCGCTCGTTAATCATTGCCTCTGATAACAAGGCAAATGTATCCATCTGTGGGTCTAAGTCAGTACGATGTAACCAATTAGCGGTATCAATTTTTAATTGAGTGTAACTCATGCGGTGATAATGTCTGTTGTAACAGCGCAACAAGGCGCATCTGTTGGGTCTATAGCACTATTGGCATCACCTGCTGCATTAGCAACTGTCCAGCCACTATTCCATGCGTTAGAGGCATCAGAGCCAGTCTCATGGGGATCGTCAGAGGATGGTCTATTCGACATGTTGCCACTTGCTCGATAGTTAAGCCCCTCACAAAAAGCCTTTGATGACTTTAATTGATAAGCATTATTCTCGACACTACCAGTACATAGTTTACCCGCCATGACATACTCCCTTCATTTGTTGCTTTGGATTAATAAGATAAGGCTTAAACAGCTCTAGCTTAGGAGCCACTTTAGTTAAGAAATTGGTTTTCTCTTTGGCATCACGTGAACACATATCTGGATAGATAATCTGTAACATCTTGTGATGATCGGATGGTGTTTCAAATAGCATACGTGCAAAAGACAGGTCTTTAATACCCATCGTAGCTAGTGCTATTCGTTCTTTTATATGGTTAGAGTCGCGCCTTTGCATTTGCTTGAGTGCAAATATGGCGTAATCACGAGGCTTTAATTCACGCTTGCCGTGACCTCTGAATTCTCTTGATAATGTTGGCATGTATAACAACCCTTTGGCTATTATCTATTACCTCAATTAATAGAAAAGGCCCACACCCCCGATTGAGGCAGTGGTATGAGCCTTAGTTTACACCTATTTCTAGGTATTCTCTACACTTGTGTTACAGGAGCGTTGTTATCAATGTCATTGATAGCGCCAAGTCCCTTTTCATTACCTACACATAGCGTGTAATCCGCTGACATTAACCGCTTATCTGATAAGCCAGTCTTTGCTAATGGTTCAACACGTGGCGAATGTAAGAAAGATTGCTCTAAATGCTCTGAGTCAATTAAGAACATTGTACTTGCATCGGTAGCGGTGTTTTGCTGTAGACGGTTAGGAGTAATCTCCAAAACTAAACCAAAGTCACCGATAAAGGTAGACACAGAGCCAACTGCTTTAGCAGGGCCTTTCTGGTTAGTCTCAGCGGTCAACGTAGCAACACGCGCACTTGATGTGAACAGGTATTCAGAGAATCCCCGCGCAACACTAGGTACACACATAGCAATCGTTGGATTACCACCTTCTTGATATACCGCTTGTGCAGTATCACGCACCTTCTCTTCAGTTAACGCTTCTGGTGTACCTAAAGTAGCGGCATTTACAATACCGGTACCCGTTTGGAAACCACCAGCAACAAAGCCAACACCACCAATTGCATTACTAGCAATCCAAGCATTTAAGCCTGCTGAAATACCTGCAACTGAATCAGTGCCTGGAACACTAGCTTGATTAGTCAGCATCTGTGCTTCCATATCTCGCTTTAGCTCTTGTTGACGCATAGTTACTTGATAAGAAAGCTCGTTTGCTCTACCAATAGTATTGGATTCAATAGCTCGCGTTGAAACCTTAACTTCTTTAACAGAAGTCTGCGAGTGATTACCAACACGTAAACCAGTATTAGTATCATCTTGGTCTATATCATCACCATCAATGGTCGCGTTATTCACGTTAACCGCTTGAAGCTCGTCTTGTGTCCACTCTTTATGCTCGTTACCATGTGAACCAGTACCAATCATGTCAGTGAAAGGGAGGGGAATCTTTGAAATATCCCAAATCTTATTCATTACATCTTCACGAATAAGGCCGTTTACGTCTACCTGCGAGAGGTTATACGCATCTAAGTTTGCTGTACTCATTTTATTTACCTATAGTTAGTTAGCCAATTAACGCGGTAACAGCATCGTTTATATCGTGCTTATTACCCGTATCATGTGCTTTATCAGTTAGTCGTTTTAAAGCAGCTTTTCGCTCGGCATTCTTTGGAATAGGTTTGACTGAAGCGCTCTTACCTGATTTAGGCGCTGGCTTCTCAACCAGCTTCTCTTTAACCACGGCTTCTGCTTCAACCTTACGTCCTGCATCAATCAATAAGTGCATTAACCGTGAATCGGTAATATCACCTATCTCTTTATCTGAGAATCCATACTTACTCGCAAGTTTCTGCACAGATAACGCTGCCTTCTTTCTGACAACATCATCTTTAAGCTCTGGCAATGTCTCGAACAATCTATCTTGTTGAAATCTTGCCTGTTGCTCATTGTGCGTATCAACCTTACTCTCTGCCTCAGTCTCCGCCTGCTGTGCAAGCGTATATTGAGTCTGATAGTCACTTTGTAAGGCTGCATATTGACCGGGATCGCTATTTCTCAATGCTACCCAATCAACACGTTCATATTGCTGGCTAATAGCCAATACGTTAGCCCTTGCTTGTAAGAACTCGTTACTTATCTCAGGAATCTTTGCAGTTTCCTCTGATTGCTTTGTTAATAACTGCTCTTTTTCAGTAATGCCAACACGTAACTGCTCTATATCACGATTCTCTTCATAAAAGTCCTTCAATGTGCCTAGTGTTTGCGGCTCACCTTCTGAAAACTTAATATTCAGCGCGTATAAATCACTTACCTCAACATCCAGCTTCTCAGCTAATGAATTGAGTGTGTCAACATCACTATCTGTGGCTTCTTCGTCACCTTCTGCCACTGTTTCTGAGGAAATCTCACCCCCTTCCTGATTCTCATCAAGTGCTTCGACTGAATCTGACTCACCCTCTATAGGTTTATCTGTCTCAGTTACTTCCTGCTCTGTTTCCAGAGTTTCAACCGCTTGCTCTGGCTTCTCAGCCTTCTTAACAATCGGTTCAATCTGTGCTGCTGCATCGTCTACTATTAATTGTGCAACATCGTTTATCTGTTCTGATGAATTGTGCATTACTTGCCCTCGCGAATTATGCGTTTTAGTTTAGTGACAACACGAGTAATAGCTTTTATCTCTGCAAACATATCCTCTCTGTCATCAACTGATTTACCTTTCATCCAGTCCTCTACAATGCTATTAGCTGCCTTATCAGCAGCCGCATCGACTGTCTTTAATAGCTTATCGGTGTACGAATCACTCATCAGGTATATCTACCTTGCTTTCAGCACCGTTTAAGCCCTTTAACTCTTCAATACTCATCTTAACCTGTGCATCGGATACCATCTTAGCCTCAGCAATCTCCTCACTAGACTCAATGTCTTTATCCTTATTCTGAGCATCAACCAGTAACTT